AATATAAGAGTAGTAACCCAATGTGAAAGCATTGCAAAACTACTCTTATTTTTATACAATAAGAAGGAAAGGTCCGGCGCAATTCCGATTGGATTAACGCATCCGCTCGATAAACTGTCGACCGCCTCTTATTGTATGCATTCGAGTAAACAGGTTGAAGCATAGCCTTCGCGTAACGAGCCAAAATGAGTGTCAATAAGAGTAAGTGGTTCTACCTTTCAAAATTACTTCTAAGGAGGATACTCTATGATCAGTGTTGGTATTGACATCTCAAAAGACAAAAGTACGGTTTGTATGCTTCGACCCTATGGTGAAGTCGTGGAAGCTCCGCACAGCATTGACCACACAGAACAAGCGTTGAACACTCTAATAGAGCGTATCCAATCATTCGATGAAGATGTCAAAGTCGTGCTTGAAGCAACCGGCGGCTATCATCAGGTTGTTGTTACCAAGCTGCTCTCGGCAGGTATTTTTACCGTTGTTGTAAACCCTTACATAATGAAAAAATACTGTGCAGCAGCTTTAAGAAAAGCGAAAACCGATAAAATTGATTCTATCCGTATCGCAAGCTACGGCATTGATCATTGGTTTTCTATGACGGCATATTGTCCGCCTGATGAGATTTACGCAGAACTGAAGCTGCTCGGCAGACAATACGACCGGTATGTTCGGCTAAAGGTAAACTGCAAAATCCAGCTTGCTAATCTTCTTGACGGTGTTATGCCCGGAATTAAAACCATACTGCAAGGCACCGTTCCTGCATACAGCACAAAGGACAAGCTTTGCGACTTTGTGGAGAAGTACTGGCACTATGACAATATCAAAAAGATGAGCGAAAAGCGGTTTATTGAGGACTATGGTAAGTGGGCAAAGAAGAAGGGATACCGTTGCAGCGAAAGTCAAGCGATAGCAATATATCAGCTTTCGAAGAACAATATCCCAACCCTTAAATCCGGTACCCCATCCACTAAAATGCTGGTACTGCAGGCGGTGAAAGCGGTAAGAGACGCCGAAATCACCTTGTCCTTAATTATATCACAAATGCAGGAAATTGCAAGTACTTTACCAGAATATTCTGTGGTTAGGAATATGAAAGGCGTTGGAGATGTTCTTTCTGTCCGCTTAATTGCCGAAATCGGCGATGTCAGACGTTTCCATAACGGCAGCGCTCTTGTGGCCTTTGCAGGCATTGACGCTCCGCCTTATGAATCGGGCAAGTTTATCGGTACTAAACGCAATATCTCAAAGCGCGGTTCTTCCACTCTGCGAAAAATTGGGTATGAGATTATGCACAGCCTTAAGGTTGTAAAGCCCACTGAGGATTCTGCGGTATATGATTTTATCATCAAAAAAGAAACCGAGGGCAAACCTAAGCGTGTTGCCAAGATTGCAGGACTTAACAAATTCCTGCGAATTTATTACGCAAGGGTAATGGAGACCTACTGCTGATGTCATAATCCTTACTATACTTTTATCAAGCTGAAAAAATCTATCTTTTTCGGCTTTGTTGTTATGCCTTTTTTTGTCGAAAAAATTTTTCTTTTTTCAAAAAAAGGGCTTGACAAACAGTAACAGGTTTATCGGGCAGATTAACCGCCCTCACAGACTCATTATACCACGCATACCACTTTTTTCAACCACTTTTCAAATTAAATTCCCATCGGCACAACCTCGTCAATATCCGCTTCCCGCTTAGGCTTTGCAATCCCCATAAATTGCTTATGGCACTCCCACAGATCCATCAGAAACCCGAACGGCATAAGCCACACCTCCTCCGAACCGAGGTGCAGCTGCGCCGTTCCGTAATAGAACAGCCGGGTGAATAGTTCTGCGTCATTCACCCGGCTGTTACTGCGTTTTTTGAGGTATCATCGCTTTCTACATTTCGTTTCGTGCCTTTCAGCATAGCTTCGGTGATAGCGTCCTTGTACTCGGCAAGCTCGCCGGGGGAGGTCAGGAGTTCCACGGTTTCCTCGGTGAGAAGCGGCTTTTTCTCGCTGTTTCTGAGATTATAGATTTCAATGCTCTGATTACAAAGCAGAGTAATCAGCCATATGATTTCATCAAGCGCCATCTCCATGTTCTCGGACTTCATCAATTTGTCACCGAGGTTGTCAAGACCGCCGTAACGGTTGGAAATAGCCTTTGTCGCTCTGGTGGTGAGAATCATCTCGTACTGCTCTCCGCCGATTGTAATTAAAGAACTGCGTTCATTCGTCATAGCTTATACCTCCGTTACTTGCCTGTTTCAGCAGGCTTTGCCGTGAATGTGGGTTCATACACAGACTTGTACCAACCCGTAATTACGCTGTCCGGAACGTTCTTCTCGCCCTCGGTCGCTTCCGCTTTCCACGGGTGCTTTCCGTTCCCGTCCGGCTTGTTTCTGCGCAGAACCGTGCCCTCGATAGTCGGTGTGGAAAACGTGATACTGTCGCCCTTTGTGGCAAGCGAGGTTGACGGAATACCAAACTTTACTCTGTAAAGCCAAAAATAGCGATATTTTCCGTTGGACTTCTTCGCCCTGAACCCGACAGCCACGGGCTTGCCGCCGTCCTCGCTTGTGGAAATAACCACATTGTTGCTGTCAATAGTCGCTCCCGTCAGAATTGACGCGGCTTCGTTGCCTATATCGTCAATGCCAAGTGAGAGCGTTCCGCTTTTGAACTCCTTGACGATTTCGGAAGCACCGTCATCGGCGTACAGAGTGGCTTCGGCAAGTTCCACGGAGAGGTCAGCCGAGATAGCTTTCGCAAGCGAAGCGGGAGTTCCGTAGGTTTCGCCGCCGTCGCTGTCCTCGGTTATTTCAGCGTAGAACAGCTTGTCAAGACCTATTGTTGCCATTATATCTCCTCCATTTCGTAATTTTTCGCCGTGTCAACGGCATAGTGATGATAGCCCGTGTCGTCCTCGTGACCGACATATTTCCGGGCGGTTATGGTAATATCCGCGCAAAGCAGCGCCCTTACAAGACGGCTTGCAGCGCGGCTGTAATTGTTCTTGCTGAACAGCGAAATCCGTACTTCCTGCACCTCTGCGTTAGGCGCATTGTCAGCGTGGAGTTCAAAGCTGTCGTACAGAGGAGTGAACACAAGATATTCATCGGGAGCCTTTCCCGAATACACGGCAGTCTGCGCAGGAATTTTCAGCTTTTTGGCTATTGCAGAGAGTTCCGAAAGCAGACTCACAGCCTCTCAACCTCCTTTTCAAATGCGGATTTCATAGCGTCCACGCACTGCTTTTTCACAGCGGATTTCGCAGGTTTCAGAAAGGGTTTAGCGGACTGACTGCTTGTCCCGTATTCGAGAATATTTGCAATTTTAGCGTTGCTGCCGCCGTCCGTCCTCGGCTCGGAAAATCCGACCTTGATGTCATGATTTCCGTTTTTATCGACCATAACGGGAGATAAGCCGAGCGAACGTTCAAGTTCTCCTGTGGAACGGGATTTGCTTTTAGTTCCCGAACCTACAACGGATTTCAAATAACTTCGAACCTTATCCAAAGCGACCTCGCCGCCTGCCTGCAAAACCTTTTCGGCAATGCTGTCGGTCTGCGCTCCAAGCCGGGAAATTCTCGAAAGGAACTCATCGGGCATTTTCACATCAGCCTTAGCCACTCGGCTGCACCTCCTTTGCAAGAACTTCAACATACATTCCACGACCCTTTACATCTTCAACAGAAGTAATCTCGAAAACCGTATTGTCACATATAATTCTCATTTCGGCTGTGACGGTCACATCGGGAATTGTTCTGAACCGGAACAAGTCGGTAGCCTCAGAAAAGGCGGCGCGGTTAGCCCATTTTTCGTTGCCGTGCCGCCCCTCACGATAGGCTCTGACCTTTGCCACAACAACATCGGTTTCCGTCTGAAAAACCTCGTCGTCAAGCGCAATCTGTTTCTGCGTTATCTGTATCAGCTTGTTCATCTTCCCGAAACTCATACTATCCACCGCCTGTCCAGTCGCAGCAGCATATTCACCGTATCCCACACCTGTTTTGCGGCTTGAACATTATCCCCGAAAAAGCCACCCGTTGAACCGTCACGGCTTTCGTAAAAGTGGCTTGCAAGCATAATTACAGCCTGTTCGGTAGTGGGCGACATTGCATTTTCAGAATAGAAATTCTCGGGCAAATGCTGATAGCTTTCGGCATACGAAACAGCGGCGAAGATGTAGCTTTTCAGAAGTTCATCGTCCGCCGAGTGTTCCAGTATGAGATTCTGCTTAACTTTGGTCAGCAGTTCATTCATCACGAACCCGAACCTTTCATTTTGAGAATCTGCACGGCTTCGGGAAGAATCAGCTTGCCGTCCACACGCTCCTTTGCGACAAAGCCGACCATGCCGTTGCCTGCGTACAGTTCCTTGAGTTCCGCAAAGGAACGTGTTCCACGGTCGCCTATGTTGTAGTAGCTGAAATCACCAAAGGCAATCACAGGCTTACCCGCGCCAATCGTAGGAACATAGGGAGAAGTGTATACCTCATACCCGAACAGTCTGTCGGGTTCTCCCGCCTGGAGCGAGGGCTGCCACAGATATGAGCCGTTGTTGTCTTTCAGCTTGCGGAGCGCCGCGACAGTCTGGTCGTTCATGATGAACTTCGCATTCTTGCGGTAGGGACGCTTGAGGGAGTACACGAGATTGATTATCTCATCGGAAGTTATCGCAGTAGCGCTCGCCGCAGTTACAGCGACCTCGCCGCCGCCCTTATCGGAGAAAAGTCCGAGGGGCTTGCCAACGCCATCGCCGTTGAGGAAAGCGTCCTCCTCCGCATTGGAAAGCGCCTTGCCGAACTGCTCGATTATGTAGCTTTCAAGCCCGAAAGCGTTGTCATAGAGAAGTTCCTCGGTCACCTTAACCGCAACGTGCAGCTTGTGCGCGTCAAGATTTATCTGCGCAAAGGTCGCGTCACCGAAAGACAGTGCGCCGCCCTCGTCAATCCACGCTGCGGCGGGCTTGGTTGCGGCAATGTTGATTTTATGTTCGCCGCTGGTTGTGATGGTGTGGCCGAGCTTTCGCATGATGTTTTCCTCGGTCAGCGTATCTATAAGGCGGTTGTCGTACTCCTCGGGAACGAGATATCCGCCGTTAGCGTCAACGCCCTCGGAAAGCACATCTGACACCTGTCTGAAATTCGTGCGGAGAGCGTTCAGCATTGCCGCCCTGTACTCATCGCTTGCTCTGCCGGACTTGGGCTTGTCACCGTTCAGCGGCTTTGCGGTGAGAGGTGTCGAAGTAGGCTTAGAAAGCTGCGCGTCCATAGCCGCCATCTGCTCCATGCGCTCGATTTCAGCGCCGTAGTCCTTTATCTTCTGTTCCATTTCGGCATAAGAAGCGGCGTCCTCTGCGGACAGAAGCCCGTCCTTGTCGCGCTTGGTTTCAACGAAAGCCTTTGCGGCTTCCCACGCTTTGTTGCGCTTTTCGCGCAGTTCAATAATAGTCATGTATATTACCTCCAATTCTTGATTAAATCGAGCCGAGAAAATAAATCCTCGGCTTTGGTTTTGTGCTCGGTTTTAGGGGCTATGCGGCATTTCTCCGCAAGCCTATCCATAAGAGAATTAACCACCTGCGCTTCGGAATACATCAGAGCATTTGCAGGCTGTTCCTCCATAGGTTCTTCACGGGCGAGAATACCGTCCGCAAAGCCAAGTTCCACCGCTTTGTTTGCGTTCATCCATGTTTCAGCGTCCATGAGGTGCGAGATTTTCGCGCGGCTCATTTCGGTCTTGATTTCATAAGCGTTCATAATGCTTTCCTTGACCTCGGACAGCATTTCGATTGCTTTCTGCATTTCGGCTGAATCGCCCATAGCTACCGTCATAGGATTGTGTATCATCAGCATGGAAACCGGGGACATCAGCACCTTGTTTCCCGCCATTGCAATGACTGAAGCGGCGCTTGCGGCAATACCGTCGATTTTCACCGTGACATTGCCCTTGTAGTCCATAAGCATATTGTAGATTTGCGCCGCAGCAACGCAGTCACCGCCGGGCGAGTTTATCCAGACGGTAATGTCACCGCTGCCGGACATCAGTTCGTCCTTGAAAATCTGTGGAGTGACATCATCATCGAACCAACTTTCATCTGCGATAGTGCCGTTGAGGAACAGCGTTCTCTCCGGGGTCGGCTCCTGCGTTTCCTCGTTCTTCGCCGTCCTGTTCGTCCATTTCCAAAACTTCTTCATCGGAATTATCCTCCTCTCTGTCAGCCGATGCGAAAATACCCGCATCAGCCAGTTTTGTCATATTGCCGTTTATAAGGTACAAATCTCCGCCCTCCTCGGCAGGAATTCGGTCGAGGTTTTCAAGCTCCCGAATGTCGTTTGCAGACATCCAGCCGTTCTGCCTTGCGGTAGCGTACCCACTCATGCGGCTTGCGTAATCTCCGCGCAGCAGTCCGTCAACATTGAATTTAATGAAATAATCCTGCTTCTCGCTTGGGGTGAGGAGCGAACGAATCATGCTTTGCTCCCAACGCACAAGCCATGGTTCAAGGGTGTATTTCACGAATTCAAGCGACTGCTGCTCGATATTAGAAAAGCTCGATTTTTCAAGGTCGCCGACCATGTGGGGCGGCACTCTGAAAATTCGAGCAATTTCATTTATCTGAAATTTGCGTGTTTCAAGGAACTGTGCCTGCTCGGGCGAAATACTGATGGGAGTGTATTTCATACCCTCCTCAAGTACAGCAACCTTTCCGCTGTTGGAACTCCCACCGAACTGCGACTGCCACGCTTCACGAACCTTTGTCGGATCCTTAATCGTACCGGGGTGTTCAAGGACACCGCTAGGCGCAGCGCCGTTTGCGAAGAACTTAGCGCCGAACTCCTCGGTTGCAATTGCAAGCCCGATAGCGTTCTTCGCCATTGCGATAGGCGAGTAGCCAACAAGCCCGTCAAAGCCAAGCCCCGGGATATGCAGAACATCGTAAGGAGATAGAATAACCTCATACTCTTTGCTGCGAATTGCTTCATCTGAACCTCGGTAGTATTTATAATACAGCCTGCCGTTTGAATCACGGTCAACCGTCATTTTGTTCGGCATAAGCGGGTACAGAGCAATGACCTCGCCCTTTCCGTTGCGGATAATCTGCGCGTATGCGTTTCCCCAGAGGAGCAGGTGAGTCATAAGCGTTTCACGGAAAACAAACGAGGTCATTTCGGGGTTCGGCTCATCGTGCAGCAAGCTGTAAAGCGAATGCGATACGGCTTTCTCCTTTCCGGCAGAAGCTGCCCCCAGTCCGTCTGAACGGTATTTATAAACGTGCAAGGGCAGTCCCGCCACCGCCTCCGACAGCACACGAACGCAGGAATACACCGCAGTCATCTGCATTGCGGAACGTTCGGTTACATTCTTTCCTGCGGTGGAACTGCCCATGTAAAAGCAGTATGCGCCGCCTGCCGTGCTGTTTTGGGGCTTGTCCCTGGAATGAAATAAGCTGCTGAAAATCTTCATGTAGTCAGTCCTTTCGTAAAATTGGCAAAAGAAAAGCACCTGCACATAGACAGATGCTTAAAATTTGCCAGTTGTTAAAAATTCTATGCCATCAAGTGAAATAAACGCATTGCTTACTCGTCCAGCAGCCAGTCGATCAGCCTTTCCGACTTAATTCCATCGTATGAATTATCAAGTCCCGGGTCAAGTGACAAAACGATTTTTTCATAGTTATCGCGGATTTTCTGCAAGGGTGCGAGTTCTCTTTTGCGAACGTCCTCGCTTTGCATGGATTCTGTGACCTGGATATACTTTTTGTCATCCGCAGATGTGGCAATGAAGTCTACCTCGGCATTATCGATTTTACCGATTGCTACATCGTAACCGCGGCGCAGAAGTTCAAAGTACACGATATTTTCAATCGCGTGCCCGCTGTCCCGGTTTCGGAAACCAAGCAGATAATTCCGAAGCCCGATATCAACGATATAATACTTGCCGAGGGTACGAAGGTACTCCTTGCCCTTGATATCGAACCGTTTTATTTCATAGAAGAAATAGCTTTCCATCAGCGCGTTTACATACGCTTGAACCGTGTGTACGCTCGGAGTTCCTTTCCGTTTACCATCTTCCAGCAGCCCCTCGTTCATCAGGGTATTGCCAATGGATGAGATTGAAACGCTGCTTCCAATGTTGTCAGCAAGAAACAGAATGATTTTACGAAGAAGCACCGGGTCTGTAATCTGTCTTTGCCCACGCCGCTTCTCACGCTCAAGAATATCCCGAACCACGACAGTGGAGTAAATTCCGTCAAGAAGCGTCAGTGCCTTTTCCTGGTCAAGACCCACATCGGCAATGCCCGGCATTCCTCCGAAACGCATAAAAGCGTCAAAGACTTCCTGCACCTCGTATCTCTCGCCGTTTTTATCAAATACCTGTCGGTGAAGTCCTCCAAGTGCGCTCTGTGTTTCCCTGACCTCAAAGTCATGAAAAGACAGGAATTCTCTGAAAGACAACGGGAGCATTTTTATTTCCACGCACCGTCCGGAGAGATAGGTGGAGTATTCTGATGAAAGAAGATAAGCATTTGACCCTGTGACATAGATATCGCAATCCAGGTCCACACGAAAAGCGTTGATGGCGTCCTCCCATTTCTCAATTCTTTGCAGCTCATCAAAAAAAAGGTACATACGCTTGCCGGGTACAGTGCGCTCTTTTACATAGTCATATACATCGTCTGAGGTCATATTTCTGAAATCGTGTGATTCGAAATTCATCTCTACGATATGTTCCGGTGCAACGCCGATTTCCTTGAGATGAGCGACCATCAGCTTTAGCAGGCTGGACTTTCCGCAGCGTCGAATGCCTGTAATTACCTTAACCGGTTCGGTATCCTGAAAACTGATCAGCTTTTTCAGATACTGATCCCGTTTTTTCAGTTCGTGGGATCCTATCATGGCACATTCCTCCTATTAGCATTAGTATAGCACAAACTTTTGAAAATATCAAGTCTTTGCTACCAAATGCAAAAACTTTTGATTTTCAACGGGAATTGCACACAACTATATAAACAATAGCCCTCTGTCATCATACACACTCGCCCCACCGTCATTCCCGCAGCGGATAGCGCGGTCAAGCGCCATAATTGTAGCGACCGCTCCGTCAATCTTCTCGGTGGATTTTTCCTTATCTGCTTTGATGTTGCCGGCGGGGTCTGTGCGAATGAAAATGTTATCCATGTTCCAACGCAGAACCGGGTGACCGCCGTGAGCTATCTTCTGTTCAAGAACCAGTTTCATCAATTCCTTTGTCGGCGGTGACATATCCTTGAAACCCTGCCCGAACGGCACGACTGTAAAGCCCATGCTCTCGAGGTTTTGCACCATCTGAACTGCGCCCCAACGGTCAAAGGCTATCTCACGGATATTGAAACGCTCGCCGAGCCGTTCGATGAATTTCTCAATAAAGCTGTAGTGAACCACATTTCCCTCGGTGGTCTGCAAATAACCCTGTCGCTCCCACACATCGTAGGGGACATGGTCGCGGTTTACACGCAGGGTCAGATTGTCCTCGGGAATCCAGAAATACGGCAGAATGATGTATTTGTCATCTTCGTCAAGCGGTGGAAAAACAAGAACAAAAGCTGTAATATCTGTTGTAGAAGAAAGGTCAAGCCCACCGTAGCAGACGCGCCCCTCCAGTTCGTCCTCGTCCACGGCGAATGCGCACTTGTCCCATTTCTCCATCGGCATCCAACGGACAGCCTGCTTTACCCATTGGTTCAGGCGGAGTTGCCGAAAAGCGTTCTCCTCGCCCGGATTCTGCTTGGCAGATTCACAGGCGGCTTTTACTTTGTCAATGCCGACTGTAATATCAAGGCTCGGGTTGGCTTTCTTCCACACTTTCGGGTCAGTCCAGTCATCGGATTCATCAGCGCCGTAAATCACGGGATAAAAAGTAGGGTCGATTTTCCGACCCTCGATTATATCTTTGGCTTTCTGATGCGTTTCGTAGCAAATGCTGTGAGTATCAGTTCCGGCTGTTGTTATAAGGAAATACAGCGGCTGCATTCTCGCATCACCGGAGCCTTTGGTCATTACATCAAACAGCTTGCGATTCGGCTGGGTGTGCAGCTCATCAAATACAACACCATGAATATTGAAGCCGTGCTTACTGTACGCTTCTGCGGACAACACCTGATAGAACGAGTTCGTTGGTGTGTATATTAGCCGCTTCTGTGATGCAAGTATCTTCACACGCTTTGACAGTGCAGAACACATTCGCACCATATCTGCCGCCACATCGAACACGATAGCCGCCTGCTGTCTGTCGGCGGCGCAGCCGTAAACCTCCGCGCGTTCTTCTCCGTCACCGCAGGTGAGGAGCAGCGCAACAGCGGCGGCAAGTTCGGACTTGCCCTGCTTTTTCGGTATCTCGATGTATGCGGTATTGAACTGTCGATAGCCGTTCGGTTTCAGCGTTCCGAACAGGTCACGGATTATCTGTTCCTGCCAGTCTATAAGCTCAAAAGGCTTTCCCGCCCATGTGCCTTTGGTATGACAGAGGTTCTCAATGAAAGCCACGGCATAATCCGCAGCGGATTTATCGTACACCGAAGATTTCAGCTTGAATTTTGTCGGTTTGTACTTTTTCAGCTTTTTTATATCATCACCCCCAGAACGAGGAAAACCGCCCGCAGGCGGCTTTCGCAAGTGTTTAGTTGTATTCGTGTATCAGTATCGCAAGCGCCTTTTCGGCTTCGGGGGTCTGGGGTTCAACATCCTCGCCCCGGTCGTAGTTGTAAACGACCCTGCCGTCCTGCTTTAACATCAGCTTGGAAATCCTGCCGCCGCTGATTCCGTATTCTTCGCTCGGCTCTTCGTACTGTTTTACCCAGAAAGTAACCGAAACCATTCTGCCGTTGCTGTCCTTAACTCCAATTGCGCCCTGTTTCCACATAATCTTTTCCTCCGTGTTTTTTGTTGTACACATATTAACTCTAAAGCTGCATTATATCAAGCGATTTTCGGATAATATAGTACACAAATATCAGCGGTCAGAACTGTGTGTTTTATTGTGAATGATACTGATAATCTTTTCCTGCTCGTCTGTGGAAACTCCAATGCTTTCTAAGGCTTCCCGTGTGCCACAATCCGGGCAGATATATGTGTTGGGGTACTTTCTCGAAAGAGCGGGAACCCCGCCGTACTGCGCCCCACAGCGGGGACAAGTGCGAAGTCCTGTTGCGTTATCTGATTTCATTTGCAACCCTCCTGCTGTTGTTCAGCGCTGCGAGAAGAATACTCTCATCAAAACCAAAATTGCTGTAACCCTCAAGGCAGGTTCGCACATACGAACCGCTCGGCAGACCCAGCGGACGCTCTTCGTGCATGATGTACACGAAAGCCGTTCTGCCCACTGTCTTGCCCAAAAAGTACCTTACAGGCAGTTCGATTTCGGTCTTGTAGTAGAAGGTTGGGAAACCCTCATAAACATCAAGCCTTTTCTCATCGGCGGGTTCGACTGCCCAGACTGCAACAGGGACTTCCGCTCCCACCTTTGGTTCAATCGTAAGGTAAGCGCCTGTCTTACTACCCTTAAAGAGCAGTTCGTAGTCCTTAATCACC